ATCCAAGTAGAAACTGACGAGGGTAGTTTATTTCCTGTTGGTGGAATAAGAATGACGATTAGGTGTATGTACGAATATCAAGCTGGAACACCATAGGAGATAAAACATGAGTGAAAAATTATTAAACAAGATACTTAAAAAAGTAGATCAAATAGAAAAGATGCACGATAAGGAGTCTATTCTTTGTGAAGAAGTAAAAGACTTAATTGAAGAAATCAAAGAGAACTCTTTAGAAGACGATAGTAAATCTTGGGAAGAAGAAGATGTATCTGATGAGTTTGAAGAAGATTTTGAAGAAGATGAAGAAGATATTGACGAAGAAGACGATAAATTGTAAAAAGCACTATGGCTAAAGATATTAAATTATACAAAGGTAATTCAGAAATAGTTATTAATGAAACAAACCTTGAACATTATTTAAGACTAGGCTATAAGCAAGAAAAAGAAACTAAACAAAAATCTAACAAGGATAAAAAGACATGGCAACACATCACGGAAAAGAAGGAGTTGTAACAGTTGGTGGAACTGAAATGGGCGAAGTTACTTCGTTCACTTTAGAAACTACTGGAGATGTTGTAGAAGATACAGCTTTAACTGATGCTACTAAATCATTTGTAGCTGGTAGAACTTCATTCTCAGGTACAATCGAAATGCACTTTGATGAAACTGATACTCAACAAGAAACTTTAACTGCTGGTTCATCTATTTCATTTGTTTTATTACCAGAGGGTAATGCAAGTGGAGATGCAAGTTATTCTGGTACTGGTATTATTACTGGTATGAGTATTAATAACTCAATGGACGCAATCGTTTCAAGAAGTGTAACATTTCAGGGAACTGGTGCTTTAACTGTAGGAACTGTATAATCTAATTTATGAAGATTATAGACAGGGCTAAAACCCATTTTGAAAGTTTAGGTGTTCAATCTATTGAAGTACCTGAATGGAAAGATGAAGATGGTAAGCCAACAGTTATTTATTGGAATCCTATAACCTTATCTGAAAAAAATAAACTTTTCAAAAAATCAGATAATATGTCAGATGTTAGTATCCTTGCTGACATTGTTTTGATGAAAGCACTTGATAAGAATGGCAATAAAGTTTTTACCTTAGAAGATAAACTTGCCTTGATGCACAAAGTTGATTCTGATGTACTCTCCAAAGTCGCAACGGCTATGGTACAAGCAATCAATCCTGAAGAAGTAAAAAAAAACTAAAATCTGAACCTGATTTAAAGAATTTACTTATCGTAGCTGATAGGTTAAAAATAACTTTATCTGAACTTTTAAAAATGGAAGTTTGGGAGTATAATCATTGGATTGGGTATTTATTGCTCGAACAAGAACAACAAAAAGAACAAATGGAAAAGTCAAAGTATAGATAATGGCACAAAATTTAGTATTAAACATTTTAGCTAAAGATAAAACTAGACAAGCCTTATCTGGTGTTCAGGCTGGACTTACTCGTTTAAGATCATCTATATTTTCTATTCAATCTGCACTAGCTGGTATTGGTGGTGCTTTAGTAATTAAATCATTTGTTAATGTTGGAAGATCAGTTGAAGAATTAGGATTAAGATTTAATTTCTTATTTGGCTCTGCAAGAGAGGGTGCTAAAGCATTTGATACATTAGTTGATTTTGCATCTAAAGTTCCTTTTTCACTAGAAGAAATATCTACAGCATCTGGTAACTTAGCAGTTGTTTCTAAAGACGCAAAAGAGTTAGAAAAGAATTTAAAAATAGTTGGTAATGTTGCATCTGTAACTGGATTAGATTTTAGAACAACAGCAGAACAAATACAAAGATCATTTGCTGGTGGTATATCTTCAGCAGATATTTTTAGAGAAAGAGGTGTTAGAGCATTATTAGGTTTCCAAGCTGGTGCAACTGTATCTATTGAAGAAACTAGAAAAGCATTTGAAAGAGAATTTGGAGAGGGTGGAAGATTTGCACAAGCAACAGAAGTTTTATCTACTACATTTACTGGTACATTATCAATGCTATCAGATAAAATATTTAAGTTTAAATTAGAAACTAATAGATCAGGTTTCTTTGATTTCTTAAAATCAGGATTAAAAGTAATTAACAATTTAATAGAACAAAATGCAAAAGTCTTTGATGACTTTGCTGATAGACTAGGTAAATCATTAATCAATGCTACTAAAGGAATTATATTAGGCTCTGCTAGAATTATTGATGGAATGAGGCCAATATTTGAATTTATTGGAACAGCTTTATTTGGATTGTTTAAAATATTTGATGCACTACCACCAACAGTAAGAGAAATAGGTTTAATTGGATTCTTAATATTAGGAACTAAAGGAAGATTAGCATTATTAGGTATAGGATATATTCTTGAAAAATTAGGAGTAGATTTAAAAGCTATCAAAGAAAAAATTACTGGCAATAATGATGAAATAGAAAAACAAGGAGAATTAACTTCTAAAGTTAAACACTTCTTTAGTTTAGTTGATGGAGAAGTAATTAAAACAAAAGAAAATCTTGATTTAATGACTTCAAGAATTGAAGAAGCTAATAAACAAGCTAAAGCATTAAATAGTGAATTTGAAAAAACTGCACAAACAGTTTCTGATGGAATTAAAAAACCTTTAGAAGATTTAAAAGATATTGGAAAACAAATTACTAATGTTTTAGATATGGGTATTAAAGGATTCTCAAAAGGAATAGCAGAATCTATTGTTCTTGGTAAAGAATTAAAAGCTACTTTTAAATCTATTGGACAAACATTAGCAGTTACTATTTTGCAAACATTAATAGAAATTATTGCAAGAGAAACAGTTTTATTAGCAATAGAAAAAGCTAAATTAACTTACAAAACAATTAGTGCATCTTTATCTGGTGGACAATCTTTTGGTTCTATATTCCATGCTAGAGCATCAGGTGGTTCAGTTCAAAAAGGACAACCATACATGGTAGGAGAAAGAGGTGCTGAATTATTTATTCCAAACCAATCTGGTCAAATAACTCAATCTGCTAGAGGAACAGGTAATGGTGGTGCAACTACAGTTAATTTCAATATCAATACATTAGACGCATCTGGCTTTGAAGATTTATTAGTTAGATCAAGAGGAACTATAACTTCTATTATTAACAATGCAGTTAATGAAAGAGGAGAGGGAAGTATAATCTAATGGCTGGTGCATTTCCAATATCTACTGCTCAATTCACAAGTTTAGGAATTAAATCAATTCAAAATACTATTATCTCTAAATCTGTATCTGGTAAGAAACTTGCTAGACAAATAGATGGCCAAAGATGGGCTTTTACAATTCAAATTATTACTGCTAAACGATCTGATGTTTATGGCGAACTTATGGCATTTATTGTTAAGCAAAGATCAGGCAAAGAAAACTTTACAATAGTACCACCAGAAATAACAGATGCTAGAGGTACAGCTAGTGGAACTCCTAATGGCACAGCATCTGCTGGGGCTACATCAATTACTTTAGCTGGTACAGGTACAGGCACATTAAAAGCTGGAGATTTTATAAAGTTTGCTTCACATGATAAAGTTTATATGGTCGTTGCAGATCAATCAGATATTTCAACAGGCTCACTTACTATTGAGCCACCATTAACAACAGCTATTACTAATTCAGATATAACTTACGATAATGTTGCATTTACAGTACATTTAACTAACGATATTCAAGAATTTGGTGCAGTTGGTAATGACAAAGATGGAAATTTATTGTATCAGTTTGAGTTAGATGTTGAAGAAACTCTTTAATGAAAAAATATAAGATAGTACACAGAATAAGTGCCGACTTTATTGCTGAAGCTATTGTTAATGAAGATGAAATAGATACTTCAATTAACGATCTTAAAGAGTATAAGAAACCTAATAGCAAATTTGAATATACTATGTTAAAAGGTACAGAAAGTGTAACTCAAACTAATTACGAAGAATATGACGAGAAGCCTAACAACAGCGATAAAGAACGCATTAGCGACAAATGATATTAGACCAGTACATCTTATTACTATTGGGTTCAGTACTCCTGTTAATATTACTGATTGTTCCTTTTCGCTAACATCATCAGTTTCAGGCTCATTAGTTACTTATAATTCATCAGATTTCATTATGGGTTTATCAGAGTTTTCTGAACAAACTGATATATCAAAAACAAGTGTTAAATTAACCTTATCTGGTGCTGACCAAACATTCATATCAACAGTACTCAATGAAAATGTAACTAATGATGAAGTTACTATTTACAGAGGGTTATTAGATAGTTCTAATAGTCTTATTGATGACCCTATTATTTTATATAAAGGGAATATAGAAAACTTTTCTGTTCAAGAATCTGACACTTCAAGTGCTGTTGTATTATCTATTGTATCTCAATGGGCTGACTTTGATAAAAGAAATGGTCGTAAAACAAATAATACATCACAGCAAAGATTTTTTAGCACAGATGTTGGAATGGATTTTTCATCTGAAACTATTAGAGATATTAAATGGGGTAAAGCATAATGCAAAGTGTAGTTAATTTTTATAAGCAATTTAATAAATATAAGAATCATAATGTTATTGAATTATCTCATCATATAGAGCCATCAATACAAGCTAATCAATACAAAGTATTTAGAGATGATAAAGGTATATTTGGTTTTGTGAATTGGGCTTTTTTAAACGAAGAAAACGAACAGCATTATAAATCAAATGCAAAAATAAATAAAAACCAATGGCAAAGTGGAGATAAACTTTGGTTACATGATATTCTTATTTTAAGAAATGCAAGAATAGTTATGTCATGGGTATATAATCATTTCAAAAACTTTTTAAAAACTAATCAATGTATTAATTGGTTAAGATTAGATGATAACAATAATATTTACAGAATATCTAGTAAATACAAAAGGGAGTTTCATAAGTAATGGGTGGTGTAGTAGAATCAGCAGTATCAGTAGTAACAAAAGTAGCACCAACAGCAATTAGGTTATTTGGTGGTAATCCTTTAATTGCTTTAGCAACTACTTTAGCAATTTCATGGGCATTAAGACCTAAAACACCTGACATACCTGATTTTGGAACTAACTCATTTGATGATTTTGAAAAAGGATTGTTATTAAATAAACAATCTAATGATAGTAATATTCCTGTAATTTATGGAGAAAGACTTGTTGGTGGTACTAGAGTATTTGTAGAATCTTCAGGAACAGATAATGAATATCTATATATCGCTTTAGTATTATCAGAGGGAGAGATAAATTCTATTGAAGAAATATTAATTGATGAAAAGCCTGTAACATTTGCTAGTAGTTTTACAGATGGTAATGCAGTTGAAGTAGATAGTTCAGATAGTAATTATTACAAAGATGGCGAAAGTTTAATTAGAATAGAGCCTCACTTTGGAACAGATGGTCAATCAGCATCAACATTATTATCTACATTATCTAGTTGGGGAAGTAATCATAAATTAAGTGGCTTATGTTATTTAGCAATTAGATTTAAGTTTAATCAAGATGCTTTTGGTGGACTTCCTAAAATACAAGCTAGAATAAAAGGTAAAAAAGTAAAAACTTATAATGCAAGTTTAGTAGAACAATCTGCAAGTTATTCAACAAACCCAGCATGGTGCATTTTAGATTATTTAACAGATACACGATATGGAAAAGGTTTATCAACTTCTGAAATAGATTTACAAAGTTTTTATGATGCTTCACAAGTTTGTGAAACCCAAGTAGAGCCATATTCAGGTGCAAGTAATATTAATATATTTGATTGTAATACAGCAGTAGATACATCAAGAACTATTATAGATAATTTAAGAGAAATGATTAAAGGCTGTAGAGGTTATATTCCATTCTCACAAGGTAAATACAGTTTAATTATTGAAACAACAGGAACAGCAACAGTATCATTAACTGAAGACGATATTATAGGTGGTTATACTTTAGCAATCCCACAAAAAAACGAAAGATACAATAGAGTTATTTGTTCATTCATAAACCCTGATAGAAACTATCAAGTTGATGAAGTTCAGTTTCCACCAATAGATGATTCAGGATTACCAAGTGCAGATCAACACGCAACAATGAAAACTGCTGATGGTGGATTTTTGTTAGAGGGTAGATTTCAATTTCCAACAATAACAAGTCAGTATCAAGCTGAAGAAATGGCAGAAGTAATACTTAGAAGATCAAGAGAGGCTTTAGGATTATCTTTAAATGTAGCTTTTAAAGGTTATGAATTAAATATTGGAGATATAGTTAATATTACACATTCATCATTAG